CTAGTCCATTTGTAAGTTTACCCAAACTATTATATATTAGCCATCTAAAAAAAAAGTGATGGAAGAAAAAAAAGAAGTAAAGCTAGTAACTAAGAGAACTGACGAATTAATGTTTGGTTTTAAACTTAATAAGTCTAGTAACTCGTTGGCTTACAAAAAATATTATTACAAATTTGGATGTGAAGTTAAAGGGGTTACTTTGACCTCAACTAAGCCCCTTGTTTGACCTCTAACAAACCCCTACTTAGGGGTCAAGGATAGGGTTAAAGATAAAGATAAAGATAATATATATAGTTTATATAATTTTTATATATTTGTGCAAAGTCAAAAATGAAAAGACTACCAACAGAATTAAAAAAGCAAAGAGGTACACTTCGCAAGGATCGTCTAAACGAAAGCGAACCGAAGCTACCTTCTGTTATTCCACCAATACCTACTTGGCTATCTGAAGATGGTCAAAAAGCTTTTAGTGAACTAAGCACTTTGCTTCACGATATGTCTGTTCTGACTCAGGCAGATGAGTTAGCCTTAACTTTACTTTGTGATGCTTATAGCGAATATAAGTTAGCTAAAGAAGTTGTTAACGAACTAGGTGCGACTATGGAAGTTACATCTAGGGAAGGTAATTCTAAATCGGTTATTCGACCTGAAGTACAAATAGCTAATCAATCTTTTGTTAGAGTCTTTCAGCTCCTTAAAGAATTTGGGTTAACTCCATCTAGTAGAGCTAAGGTAAATGCTATTGAAAATGCTTCTACAACTCCTGATGTTAAAATAGAAAATTTCTTTAATAGTGGCGAATAATCTTCACAGAATAAATAAGTCTAAATACTTTTTTGATAAGAAATCAGCGAAGAGAGCTTGTGACTTTATTCAAACATTTTGTAAGCACACTAAGGGAGAGTTAGCAGGTGAACCATTTGTACTAGAGCCTTGGCAAATAGAAATCATAGAAGCTATCTTTGGTTGGAAGTCTAAGAAAACTAAACTAAGAAAATTTAGACAGTGCTTTATCTTCATTCCTCGTAAGAATGGAAAGACAACGATGATGGTTGGTATAGCACTCTATATGCTTTTTTCTGATGGAGAGAAAGGTGCTGAGATTGTATCGGCTGCTGCTGATAAAGAACAAGCAAGGTTAAGTTTTTCGATAGCTAAACAAATGGTTTTACAAGAGCCTAACCTTATCAAAAGAGCAGGTACTTATCGTGATTCAATCACTTACGATAAAGTTGGATCGTACTACAAAGTTATTTCGGCTGATGCAGATACCAAACACGGACTAAACCTCTCTTGTTGTTTACTGGATGAGATTCACTCTCACAAGAATCGTGACCTTTACGATGTGTTACTTACCTCTATGGGTGCTAGAAAAGAACCTTTAATGTTAGGAATAACTACAGCAGGGGCAGGTAATCAGAAAGACCACATATCGAGAGAACTTTATGACTATTCTAAAAAATTAATTGATGGTTCTATGGAGGACGATTCGTTCTTAGCAGTAGTTTATGAAGCTGACGAGGAAGATGATATTTTTAGCGAAGAGGTTTGGAAGAAAGCTAATCCAGGTTACGGCTCTATTATAAAAGAAGAATATATGAAACAACAAGCGACTAAAGCTAAAAATGAGCCTTCATACGAAAATACGTTTCGTAGACTCCACCTGTGCCAATGGGTTGCTAATGAAACTAAGTGGATTAGTGACGAGAAGTGGATGGCTTGTGCAGACGAAGTAAGTGAATCTAATTTAAGAGGTAAAGTTTGTTACGCAGGATTAGACTTGGCAAGTACACGAGATGTTACTTGTTTAGCTTTATTGTTTCCCGATGATGAGGGTGGTTACGATATTATAAACTATTCTTTTATACCTGAAGAGAACGCTAAGAAAAGGTCAGAGAGAGATAAAGTAAATTATGATAAGTGGCACAGAGAGGGGCATATAATCTATACTCCTGGTGACGTTTGTGATTACAATTACATTAAGCAAAAAATTAGAGATTTAAGTGAACTGTTTGACATTCAGATAGTAGCTTACGATAGATGGAACGCTAGTCAAATTGTAATAGACTTAACTGAGGAAGGTTGTCCTATGATACCTGTAGGTCAAGGCTATAAAACAATGTCACCTGCAACAAAAGAATTTGAAACATTAATACTGAGTGGTAAGGTTAGGCACGGAGGTAATCCAGTTTTAAGATGGATGATGAGTAACGTGGTGCTAACATTCGATCCTGCCGCTAACGTTAAAGTAGACAAAAGCAAATCAAATGAAAAAGTGGATGGTGTAATAGCTTGTCTTATGGCACTATCTGAAGCTATGGAAAACAAGAATAAAGGTGGCTCGGCTTACGATGACAAAGAAATATTTTTTATCTAAGAACGAGATAGTAAAAAAGGAGTACAACTCAATTAGAGAGATTTGTACGAATGTTCTTAGGAGCAATAAAAACCTTTACCTTGTTGATGACTTAGTTCAAGAGGTTTGCTTAATTTTACTTAATCAAAGTGATGAGTCTGTACAAACTATCTACGAACAAGGTTACTTTAAATTCTATATAGCTAGGATAATTACTAACCAAGTATTCTCTAGTACTTCACCATTCCACAAGAAGTACAGACAACAAATACCTTTCATTGATATTGATAATACAGAAGAATATAATCCTTTAGCTGACAAGGTATGGCTTGATATACAGCACCTACTTACTAAAAAAGAAAAAAAAATAGTTGAGTTAAGGTACGTTTATAACCTAAAAGTTACTGATATAGCTAAGATAATGGGTGTTTCTACAAGGCAAATTTACAAGTATATCAAAGGGATTACAGGTCACTTAAGAAAAAAGTATAAATAAAAGGTTCACAAAAACACCTTTTCTATATATCTATATGGATAAGGTATATTAAACCACTAGGGATTTGGCAAACATTTTAGATTTTTTTAGAAGAAAACCTCAAGTACAACCTAACCAAGAGGAAAGGTTTTACAATACGAGTTTATATGGGAACGCTTCAATAATGGGCAACTCATCTAATCAACCAATTTCAAAAGAACGCTCTCTACAGCTTTCAACAGTTTGGAGTTGTGTAAAAGTAATCTCTGAAACAATAGCTTCTCTACCTATCTCGTTATACGAAAAAGATGCAGATAACAAAAGATATATCTTATCTGACAATCCACTTCACTCTTTAGTAGGAGAGCAACCTTCAACTCTCTACAATTCTTTCAGCTTTTTTGAAAGAGCTTTAGTAGACCTTTGCCTCGATGGGAATTTCTTTGCTTACATTGAAAGAAACAATGGCGGTCTACCTACTCAAATAATCCCTATCCAATGTGATGATGTAAGTGTCTATGTATCGCCTGATGGTAGAGAAGTTTATTATGAAATAGAACAAAACGAAACTATACCTTATCCAATTACTGGTAAAATAACTTCAGAGAATATGATTCACGTTAAGGGATTATCTTGTGATGGAGTTATGGGTAAGTCACCGATACAAAGTGCAGCAGAGTCTTTAGGTATATCTTTATCTATCGAACAATTTGCAGGTTCTTTCTTCAAAAATGGAGCCTCTATCGGGGGGATTCTCGAACATCCTGGAACCCTGAAACCTGAGACTGCTAAGAGATTAAGAGCTAGTTGGAATCAAACTTATAGTGGTTCTATCAACGCAGGTAAAACTGCAATTTTAGAAGAAGGAATGAAATTCACTTCTCGACAGATCCCAAACAATCAGGCACAGTTTCTTGAGACTAGACAATATCAAATTAGTGATATTTGTCGTTTATTTAGAGTACCTAACCATCTAGTGAATGAGTTAAGTAACGCCACTTACTCTAATATCGAGGCACAGCAAATAGATTTTGTGGTACACACTATCACACCTTGGATTAAGCGTATTGAGATGGCACTTAATCAAAAGTTAATTCCTTTCAACAAGAAAGGCTCACAATATTTTAAATTTAATTTAACTGCCCTTCTAAGAGGTGACTCTAAGTCAAGAGCAGACTACTATAGAACACTTGTAAACATTGGTGTTATTTCACCTGATGAGGTTAGAGCTTTTGAAGATATGAACTCTATGGGTGGACCAAGTGAAAAAGTTTATATGCAAAGTAATATGATGCCTTTAGATAGTTTAGGCGAATCAACAACAAGAAAAGATATAGAATAATATGGCACTAAATCAAGAACAAAAAGAAAAAAAGAAATTTTTAGTTAAAAAAGGTTCTTTTGCTGAATCAGTTTCATATAGTGATAGTGTGGATTTAAGTGAAGAAAAAGCTGAGTTATATATAGGTACAGGTGGTCACATAAAAGTAAATTTATTTGGTGGTTCAACTGTTACTTTTAAAAATGTACCTTCGGGAACATATTTACAAGGTGTTTTTGTTACTAGAGTTTACAGAACTGGTACAACTGCAAGAGATATAATAGCAATTTATTAAACAAGTTGCAATATGAAAAATAAAGAAACTAGAATATATAATGGTAACTACGAGGTTCGATTGGATGAAGATTCAAAAGAGACTAGAGTGAGTGGTTACGCTGCCTTGTTCGATACTGATAGTAGAGATTTAGGCTTTAGAGAAACAATTTCTAAACGAGCTTTTGATGGTCGCTTAGAAGATAATGTAATCTTAACTTTTAATCACGATCCTAACTTAATCTTAGATAGAAATATCGGAGGTACTTTACAATTATCGGTTGATGAAAGAGGATTACGATACGATGCTACCTTACCTAACACAACAACAGGTAATGATGTAGCAGAATTAATGAAAAGAGGTTTACTTTATGAATCTTCATTTGCTTTTACAGTAGAAGAAGATGATTGGAGTAAAGACGGAGATACAACTCGTAGACAAATCAATAAGATTGGTCGCTTGGTCGATGTCAGTATAGTCGGTGTTGGTGCTTATGCTAATACTGATGTTGCACTTCGTTCTAAAGAAGCTTTCGAGACGGAAGTAACTACAGAAGAAACCCCTCAAGTTGAAGAAGTGGAGCAAAAGGTTGAGGAATCATTTGATGATTCAAAGTTAAATTTATTAAGTAATGAATTAAAATTAAAAAAACGAATATGAAAAATTCGATTGAAATTCGTCAAGAAAGAGCAGAGCTTATTGGAAAAGCTGATGCTTTATTAAACTTGGCTAAAGGTGAGACTCGTGACTTTACTGCTGACGAGCAAGTATCATACGATGATATGATGACTAACATTGACAAACTAGCTAAAGACATTGAGGTAGTTGAGCGTCAAGAAAAATTAAACGCTGAAGCAGCTTCTATTCCTGTTTCTCACGCAACTCAAAATGTTTCTGATTCTAAAGAATTACGAGCATTTTCTTTTGTAGATGCATTTAACGCTGCTAAAAGTGGTCGTGTTGAAGGTCTTGTTCGTGAAATGGATCAAGAGGCTCGTAACGAGAACCCTTCTCAAAACTTTAAAGGTGTGGCTATACCTCACTCTGCTTTGGAATCTCGTGCAAACACAG